AAACAAAGAGCTGGGTAAAGAAAGACTGATCGGTAGGACGGGGAGGACATTATGGCAAACCTAAATGCGATCATTAAAAAATTGCAACGCGCGCTGGTGAAGAACGGGCAAATCGTGAAGATAGGGACAACACAGTTCTATTCAAAGGAGCAAGAGAGGATGATAACCATGTATATACTGTCAACCCCTGTTGATTTTCTCGGAAAAGCTGGTGTATGGAAACAAATGGACTATCAGATCATCAGAACAGCATCACAGCTCGATTTGCTGAACTGTCTGGTAGATATGTGGAGGGCACTGCAAGAATGGCAATAGACAGAGGTGATTAGATGAGCGTAACAAAAAAACAAAAAGATTTTTGCCATGAGCTGATGGAATGCGGGAATAAGGCGGAAGCGGCAAGAAAAGCGGGGTATTCTGAAAAGACAGCACCGCAAATGGCAAGCGAGAACTTAAAAAAGCCGAATGTTAGAGAGTATTTACGCCATCTGGAAGAGCAAGTAGAGAGCGAAAAGGTCGCAACTATCAAGGAAATACAGGAATTTTATACTTCGGTTATGCGAGGTGAAATAAAGGATCAGTTTGGGCTTGAAGTGTCTATTGATACCAGAATGGCGGCAGGACGGGAGCTTATGAAGCGAATTGAGCTGACCGAGAAAACGAAAGCAGGCGGCGAGGGCATTACGATCATCAACAATATTCCACGCCCGGAGGGAAAGAATGGAAAGCAGCGTAAACGCAGTAAATCTAACTGACATCATCGCACCTGCTTTCTATGCTGTCCATTGGGATATTCTTGACGGCAACCACACTTATTATGACCTGTACGGAGGACGCGGATCCACAAAGTCATCATTTGTAAGTGTTGAAATTCCGCTCGGGATGATGATGGACGCGGAAAAAGGAGAGCATACAAATGCTGTGATATTCCGAAAAGTTGGAAATACCCTGCGAGAATCGGTGTTTGAGCAGATCGCATGGGGAATTGATGCACTTGGTGCGAATGATCTTTGGTCGGCGAGTGTAAGCCCGATGCAGTACACTTATAAGCCGACCGGACAGAAGATCATCTTTCGCGGGCTGGATAAGGCAAAGAAAACGAAATCAATCAAGGCAAGCCGCGGATGGTTTAAATATCTGTGGTTTGAGGAACTTGACGAGTTCGCCGGAATCGAAGAAATCCGAACCGTACAGCAATCCGTACTGCGTGGTGGCGATAAGTTCGTTGTATTCAAGACGTTCAATCCGCCGATCAGCCGGAGCAACTGGGCGAACGTATACGTTGAAGAGCCGAGAGAGGATAGTTACAGGCACAAGAGCGACTATACAAGTGTTCCTGTGGACTGGCTTGGACAGCAGTTCATCGACGATGCAGAACACCTTAAAAAGACCAATGAGCGCGCGGATAAGCATGAGTATCTTGGCATTCCGGTTGGACTTGGAACGAATATATTTGAGCTTCTTGAGATCCGAACCATTACGGACGAGGAAATACAGAAATTCCAGTCTATTTACCAGGGACAAGACTGGGGTTGGTATCCGGATCCGAAAGCTTTTATTCGGGCGGCTTATGTGCCTAATCAAGAAAAAGTGTATCTGCTTGACGAACTGGGCGGATGTAAGATCAGAAATGCCGCCATGGCGAAGCAGATCAAAGATAAGAGCTATGATGATTATTCTATATACTGTGGTGTAGACGAAGAGGAAAGCATAGTAGACTTCCGAGATGCAGGACTTCCGGCCAGAAGAGCGCTTGTTACTCCGGGTAGCCGAAAATATACTTTCGAATGGCTCCAGTGCAGAACGCTTGTTATTGATCCGGCACGGACACCACGAGCATATAAAGAAATCATCAATTACGAACATGAAATTGACGCAAATGGAGAAGTGATAGCGGACTATCCAGACGGTGACGATCACTGGATAGATTCTCTCAGGTATGCTACGTCTCCAATATCAATGCGCAGGGGGTATAGTGCATAATGTGCGAATTTTGCGATGAGCTGAAAAACTGGAAAACCTTAGAAAGATTCGATCAGCGTGCACGGTACATCTATCAGTGCAAGCTGATCCGTAAGACGATGGTCGAGACAAGAGCGGCGGGGAGCATCGAGGGAACGCCGCATAACGTCAATTACTGCCCGATGTGCGGCAGAAAAGTGACAGAGGGCTAGGAATGGGACTGATAACAACTATTAAGAGGTGGCTAAGCATGTTTTTTCGAAGCGAAGCGGAGCAGGCGTTTAACGTTGATACGATCGAATCCCCGGTAATGGATACGGTAATTAAAAAATGCGCTGCTGTTTATTCCGGAGAACCGCCGTGGAAAGATGTAAAAAACGGCATCCGAACAATTAATTTTGCAAAATCGTTAAGCTCCGAAACAGCGCGGCTTGCGACGCTAGCAATTAAAATCACAATCGAGGGATCAGCAAGGGCGGAGTGGCTGCAGCAACAGACGGATGCAGTGTTTTTCAGTATCCGAAAATGGGTGGAATATGGCTGTGCGTATGGAACGGTAGTCATCAAGCCGAACGGGAAGACACTGGATGTATTCACGCCGGATGAAGTGCTTATAACCGATTATGATAACCAGAATATCACCGGAATGATATTCAAAGATACGTACACGCAAGGAAAATGGTACTACACGCGGCTGGAATATCACCGATTTGCAGAAGAGAAGCAGGGCGAGGAAACAGTACGCCCTTACTATATTTCCAACCGGGCGTATCGGTCGAAATCTCCCGATTCAATCGGCGATCCTGTGGCACTGAAAGATACGAAATGGTCTGAGCTTATGGCAGACTCCCCGCCGATTCTGAAAGCGAACGGAGAAAGCCTGGATGGCCCGATGTTTGGCGTATTCGTGACACCGCAAGCGAACAACGTGGACAAATCAACACCGCTCGGCCTGCCGGTATATGCAGAAGCGCTAGAAGAACTGAAAGATCTTGATATTGCGTATTCCCGCATGACCGGAGAAATCCACGACAGTGAACGAATCGTTCTGGCAGATGATCGGTTATTGTCTCCGGCTGGCACTCCGGTTAATAAGGTGAACCCGGGAGCTGCCGCAACAAAGAACTTGCCGAAGTACGTTCGAAACGTCTACGGCGAGGGGCCGGATTCTTTCTACCAGGAAATCAACCCGACACTCAACACAGAAGTGAGGGTTAAGGGAATCAATGCGTTATTGTCGCAGATCGGCTATAAGGCTGGATTCTCCAACGGCTATTTCGTGTTCGACCAAAAAACCGGTATGGTAACAGCAACGCAGGTTGAATCCGATGACCGGCGGACGATCCAATACATCAAGGATGTGCGGGATCAGCTCGAGAAGTGCATGGATGCCGTCTATTACGCGTTGAGTGTCTATGCGGATCTGTACGGCGAGAGTCCGGCAGGGGAATACGAAGTAACGTATGATTTCGGAGATATTACGTACAACCGCGAAGAGGACCGTGCACGCTGGTGGGGTTATGTGACTGCCGGTAAGGTACCGGCGTGGATGTATTTCGTCAAGTTCGAGGGATTCTCGGAAGAAGACGCAAAGGCAATGGTCGAAGAAGCCACTCCGAAAGAGGAAGAGCTTTTTGACAGCAAATATAAGGAGGAATGATAACATGGATATGAGTGGAGTAGCAACAGTAGTCTGCATCACAGTAGTCTGCTATCTGGTAGGCATTGTGATGAAAGCAACGGATATTAGCAACAAGTGGATTCCGTGCGCAGTAGGATTGGCGGGAGCGGTGCTTGGCGTTGTTGGTATGTACACAATCCCGGACTTTCCGGCGCATGACGTGCTTAATGCGGTAGCTGTCGGCATCGTCAGCGGACTTGCGAGCACAGGCGCGAACCAGATTATCAAACAGGCACAGAAAGAGGAATAAGACATGCTTACCCCGGAGTATCTGCAGCACGCGGCAGAGGGCGCAGAAGCCATCACAGAGGATTTACACAACCGGATCATGCGGAAGATCGTCAAGGCGATTTTAACACGCATGGAACGCGGCGAAAACTACATGCTGACGGCGGCGGACAAGTGGAGAATCGAAGCACTGCAGGAAGCTGGCTATCTGCTGGAAGATATCCAGAAAGAGATAGCAAAGGCGACCAATCAGCAGCTATCAGAGATCAAATCAGCCTGCGTTGACGCGGGAATACAGACGCTCAAGTGGGACGACGCGGTATATAAGGCGGCTGGGCTGGTACCTACGCCGCTTCTTCTTTCCCCCACACTGATGCGCGTACTGGAAAGAGACTATAAGGCGACCGCGGGCACATGGCGGAACTTCACCCGGACGACCGCAGAAGAAGCGCAGAGACTTTTTATCAACGAGCTTGACAGCGCCTATCACAGGGTTCTGAGCGGCGGAGAGTCTTACGGCGCTGTGGTGGCTGATCTGATCGAGAAAGTGTCCGAGGAGGGGCTGACAGTCAAGTACCCGACAGGATACCGGCAGAGCCTTGAATCTGCGACCATGACCATCGTACGCACCGGTATAGCGCAGGCGGCGTGCGATGTATCAGAAACGCGGATGGAGGAGATGGACTGGGATATTATTCTTGTTTCTGCTCATGTAGGCGCACGAACGGGAGACGGCGGGCAGAACCCGGGAAATCATCTTTGGTGGCAAGGACGATTCTATTCCCGAACCGGAAAAAACAAGAAATACCCGAATTTCTACGAGGTGACCGGATACGGCACCGGCGAGGGACTGGGCGGCTGGAATTGCCGTCATAGTTTCGGATCGGGAGACGGAAAGAACAACCCATTTGACGCTAAGAACATCTCATACGCAGATAATCGTAAGGTTGAAGAAGCACAGAAGCGGCAACGATTGTTGGAGCGCAGAATACGAAACAGCAAAAGGCAAATTCAAACTTTGCAATATGCTATAGACAACGCAAGCGATGACGAGACGAAAAGCAAATTGCAAAGTAGAACAGAGCAAAAAGCTAATTTGCTTAGTAAGCAAAATAAAGCATATCGCAAGTTTTGCGAAGACAACAACCTGCGCCCTTATGATGAGCGATTGAAAATAGCCCATTGGAACCGAAAACAGGCAGCAAGAGCCGCAGCGGATGCACGGCGATATCAAAAACGCAAAAAGGAAAAAGCAGATGATTGAGACGATTAATCAAATCATGATTCTCTGCGGCTGGATAACTACAGTAGGTGGCGCGATTGTGGTTCTGACCGGAGCATGGAAGAAATTCAAAAAGCCCGAGAGGGATCTGGAAAAGAGGATGCAGACAATAGAGGAGGATATCAAGGATATCAAGTCAAAACTTGAGAAAGATTATACCTCTATCCGCACCCAACGAGATGATATGAATCTGATAATGAGGAGTATGTTCAACCTGATCGAAAATAAGATTACAGGGAACAACATCGAGGGATTAAAAAAAACGAGGGAAGAACTTGTAAATGCGATGACCGACAAGAAAAATTAAGAGGGCTTATCTTGAAAGTGTATGAATTCACAGTACCGGAGCTGGAATATTTTCGCACGTATTGTAATTTTACGCGTGACGAACGTACACTTTTTGATTATCGGAGTAGGAATATTCCGCTCGAAAAGTGTGCGGAACTAATGAACATTTCTGTTTCTACTGCCAAACGGATCAGCAGAAACGTAAACACCAAAATCATTAAAGTATGCTGATGATACTTTTTTAAGCATTTCATGGGACTTTGACGAACTGTCAGAGTCCTTTTTTTGCGCCTAAAATATGAGTAGAAAGAGAACGGAGGGATGAATATGTATCCGTATATTGACCCGCAGGCATTTGCGAACGAACAGGCAATGCTTCAGCAGAGAATCAATCAATTGGAACAGGCGAGAAACCAGCAGATGAGCATGTATGCACCACAGAGTCAGCAACAGCCGCAGGCACCGACTAGCAACGTAAATTGGATACAGGTTGCAGGCATCGAGGGCGCAAGAAATCAGATTGTCCAGCCTGGACACACTGCCTGGATGATGGACAACAACAGCCCTGTGTTCTACGTTAAGTCTGTGGACGGCATGGGAAGCGCGACTTTCAAGGTGTTTCAGTTCGCCGAGATCTCGCCAGAAGCCCTAAACCCGGCACAGAGCCAGACGAAAGAAGAAAGACAAGAATACGTTACGCGGCAGGAATTTGACGCTCTGCTGACGCGATTAGGCGAAAAGCCGGAGAATAAGGAGGAACCCGTATGAATCCATTAATGAGCATGATAGGCAATATGGGCGGCGGTAACAACCCGATGGGCGCGATGATGCAGGCTATGCAGATGATCAATAAGCTCAAACAGGCGGGCAACCCGCAGGCCGCAGTAGAACAGATGGCGCAGACAAATCCGAATGTTAAAAAGGCTATGGATATGTGCAAGGGAAAGAACCCGAAGCAGGTATTCGAGGAAATGTGCAGACAGAACGGGATGGACCCGGGGCAGTTCTCCGGGCTGATGAAATAAGATATTAGGGCGGTGCACAGCCTTAATAAATAGAAGGATAAGGAGAAAGAACCATGACAGATGGAACAATGGGACTTAGCGCGGCTGATGTAGCAGCCGTAACGAGAAACAATGACGATGACTGGGGCGGTGGCTGCTGGTGGATCTGGATTATTCTGCTGGCATTTCTGTTCCCGATGATGGGCGGATGGAACCGTGGCGGCGTTGAGACTGGCGTGCAGGACAATTTCATTTCTGATGAATTTGTCAAACGTGACATTTTCAATACCAATCAGAACGTTTCCAACACAGCTTGCCAGACGCAGAGAGACGTACTGGAAAACCGGTATACCAATCAGCTCGGCTTACAGCAGGTGCAGGCGGCACAGCAGAATTGTTGCTGTGAAACACAGAAAGAGATCCTGCAGAGCCGATATGATGCGGCACTCATGGCACAGAATATGCAGGCTCAGATGGCACAGTGTTGCTGTGACATCAAAGAGAGCATTCTGGCCGACGGAAACGCAACCAGACAGATGATGCAGGAAAACACCATCCAGGCACTCAGGGATAAGCTGTCAGACCGTGACCGCGATCTGCAGAACGCGTACAATCAGATTTCACAGGTTTCGCAGACCCGTACAATCATTGATGCGGTACGCCCGACACCTACACCGGCTTATCTTACATGTTCCCCGTATTTCGCGTACAACATGACCGGATACGGCGGATGTTGCGGAAATGGCGGTAACGTGCTGTGATGAGCACAAGCGAGCTGTCCGCGCTCGATCTTCTGAACCTGTTCGGTGTATTCCTGCAGGCGATGAATTATCAGAGCGACCTATCGCAGGCGAGCAATGCGGATATCGCAAAACACCTGCAGGAACAGGACAGAAAGTACCTTGACCGGATCATCGAAAACCAAAATAAAATAATCAGCATGTTGGAAGATTCCAAATCTACGAAATAGTAGTTGTGCAAAATTGCAGGGGTAGGCGCGGAGCTTGCCCCTGTTTCATTTCAAAAAAGGAGAGAAATTATGCTAAATGTAATTGCAAAAACAGAACAGACAGTAGCGGTAGGACAGAATGTTGTATTTACCAATACCCGCGTAAAATCCCGTCGTTGTGGATGCTCCAGCGGATGGCTGAACCACATCGAGGGAAGCGGAATTTTCACAATCACGAATCGGACGAACCTTCCGATCGCAGTAGAATTACAGTTCAATGGAAACGTAACAGCGGCGGCAGCAGGCGCGACCGTGCTTACGCTGAAACTGAACGGAGAAGCGGTTGGAGGAACAGAGATGGACTATACCGTGGTTACGGCGAACACTTATCAGAACGTGAGCGCGGACACGCTGATCCCTGTACCGGCAGGAACAAGCCTTACTGTATCAGTCGGAAATATTTCTACAACCGAAGTCCTGGTAAAAGACGCGAACCTCATCATCAAAAAAGTTGCGTAGGGGGTGACGAATCATGATTACTTTCCGAAGCAAAACAGACGTAACAGATGCGGATGCTATTTTTTCGGAAATCAACAGCCGCTTCGTGGCAGCTATCATGATGCACGGCCAGATGGCAGATTATTTCGATTTTCTCGGGCTGAAAGGTTATAAACGGATACATGAGTACCAGCACATCGCAGAAAGCCTTGAGCGCCGTAAGGTGTGCCGATATTACATCGAACGGCACGGGAAAATTATTCCAGATGCGTTTTCTGGCGAGGTTAAAATGATTCCGGACGGATGGTATGCCGCAAAAAGCATTTCCGTCGGAAAAGGCACTAAGCAGAAAGCCGTAGAGGATGGATTTTCCGCCTATCGCGAATGGGAAGAGGAGACAAAAGCGGTATATCAGAGCTATGCCGCAATGCTACTTGAAAAAGGAAATGTGGAAGATTTCATGCTTGTAGCTTCGCTGATAGATGATGTGGGCGATGAATTGAAAGAGGTTGACAAAATTATTCTTGATCTGATCTCGACCGGCTATGATATGGTCCATATCACTGAGTCGCAGAAAGAATTGAACGAAAAATACAAAAAACGCATGAAAGGAATCGAGGTTGAATGATGGGAAACGTGAAAGAAGTGCTGGAAAAGCAGTTGGAAAGAGAAAAAGAATCTGCGATGCAGAAACTCACGACAGATAACCTTGACGCAATGTTCAAAATCACGACCACGTTATGCAATATGCGAAAAATGGAGTGTGAGAGCATTCCTGCGGCCATGATGGACGCGTCAGAAACGCTGATTAAGAAGTACAGCAATGGAAAATACGATAAGAATATTGACGCGCTGTATGACGAGTACATTGCGGCAAAAATGGCGTACCAGGAACACGGAGACGCGGCGCACAAAGATAAGCTTATGGATTCCGTCGGCCGCCTGATGGTTGAGGTGTTCGATATGTTACAGGCGATGATTCTTGATGCGGATTTTCGCGACGAAAGACAGGCTATCATGCAGCAGATACGAAAGCTTGCTGATTCGTGATGACAAGATGGGTACAACGAAAAACATTGAATATAGTATGATAGGAGAGTGAAAAGAAGTTGGGATGGGCTTGTAAGTCATTTTGATGTTCAATTCACCTCCTTTCGACGTTCTAGGGGATCCTGTTAAGAGCCTGCACAAGGCTCGGAACGTGTCTGAAATATGCCGCGTTTTCCGTTCCTCAAGCCTTTCTGAAAACGCGGCGTGTTTCTTATTACTATGAATTACACAATTGGGAAACAGTAATGGAAAACTGGCATCATCCCCCTTGATTCTGCCATAAGATGCTGGATCTTTGGACTGCTTGATAGGTTCGAATCCTATTTTCCCATTACCCCGGCAGAGGTTGATCTGCCTAAATCCATTACTGCCGACGGGCAGTTAAAAACAACGTTTAGGAGGATAGAAAATGCAGAATTACGAAGCAATTCTTTCAGAACTCGAAATCGAGATTCCGGAAGACAAAAAAGCAGATCTGAAAAAGAAGATGGAAGAAAACTATCGGACCAAATCAGATTATGACAAGGTAGTTACAAAGCGTGATGAGTACAAGAACTCGCTGGACGATGTGCAGAAAGAGCTGGAGGGATTCAAAGATGTGAACGTCGAAGAATTACAGACGAAAGTTACAACCCTCACCACACAGCTCAACGAAGAGAAGGCTGGACGGGCAGCAGATGCCAGAAAGGCAGAAGTCGAAAAACAGGTAAATGATTTCTTGACGGCTACAAACGAAAAGGGAGCGAAGAAATACGAGTTTTTGAACGATATTACTGCCGACTACTACCGCGCAGAGCTTACAAAAGCGCTGGATGCTGATTCTGCAAAAGGAAAGTCTATTTCGGATATCTTCACAGAGATGATTACCGACAAGGACGGAAAACAGAAAGCAGGGATTTTCGCGGATGCCGGAACCAAAAAGGCAAAGAGCAATGCAGCCAAGTTCACACAGCCTACAACCGGCGGTAATGGCGGCGAGATTACGAAAGAAACTTTCCGCAAAATGAATCTTGATGAAAGACTCAAATTAAGAGAAGAAGATCCCGAGCTGTACGAAGCACTCTCGAAATAACACCGTTATCACGCGATAACGCTTGACCGCAAAAAGTTACGCGGTAGAAAGGAAACACAATGCCAAGAACTGGTACTTTTGGCGGCTTTTCATTTGATCCGGAGGTGTTCTCCGACTACATGAGCGAGCAGCCGACCTGGAATGACCGAATCTTAGCGTCTGGAATCCTTGTACAGGATCAGACGATCATGGATCTGATCGGAACAAAAGGAAACGTTGCAACACTTCCGTTCTATGTTCCGATTGATGAGGATGAATCTCACGCGCTCAACAATGATGGTGAAACCGACAACACCCCGACAGAGATCAGTGGAAAGAAACAGACTTGTATGCTGACCCAGCGTATGAAAGCATGGAAATCCCAGGATTTCACAAAAGAGCTGACCGGCGCTGACCCGATGACGCACGTTGCGAATTCAGTTGCTGGATTCTATCGGCAGGTAAGAACCCGTGATCTCATGGCTATTGTTGATGCAGTTCTTTCACTGGACGGTATGAAAGATCATGTTACGGATCTTTCGGCGACGGCATCTTCTGGGGTTACAACCGTAACCGATGCAAACAAAATCAATGATACAACACTGATTTTCGCGCAGCAGAAAGCAGTTGGAGACGCAGACGAGAACATGGGTCTGCTGGTCCTTAACTCTTACATCTACGCTCGTTACAAGGCTATGGGGCTGGTTGATTACAACAAGTACACGATCACCAATGCTATCGAGCGAGATGTTGAGCTTCCGACGATCGGCGGATTCATTCCAGTTGTATCTGATCGTTTCACGGTAGACACATCTACAGACGTTCCGATCTATAAGAGCTATATGATCGGATCTGGAACGGTGCTCACCTGCGATAAAACCAACTACGAGGACCCGTACTATGCAGACTACGATCCGGAAACCAAAGCCGGTATTCGTAAGTTGTACACAAAACAGGGCTACGTGCTGCATCCGAACGGATTCTCAATCAATGCAAACAGAATCACAAAAGAATCCCCGACCAATGCGGAACTCGGAGCAAAAGCGAACTGGTCACTTGCATTCAATCACAAAAACATCCGTATGGGACTGATTAAGTCCAACGGTTGACGGAGGTATCTGGCATGGCTTATGCAGATTATGAATTTTACACAACTTCATATTTCGGCGATACCGTGCCAGAATCCGACTTTCCGCGGTACGCCGAGCGGGCAAGTGATCGAATTGATATTTTGACATTCGACCGGCTTGCCGACGGGCTGCCGGAAAACGAACGGGCACAGAAAAAGATCAAGAAAGCGGTCTGTACACTGGCGGATGCGCTTTTTCAGATCGACACCGTAAAAAATGCCGCGATGGAAACAGTAGGAACCGTAAAAAGAGAAGATGGAACGGTCATCAATAAGGCCGTTTCTTCGATTTCTTCCGGCAGTGAAAGCATCTCCTACGTGACCGGAACCAGCGGTACAAATTCCAGCGTCTACGGACAAGCGGCGATGGACAAAAAGGTAGAAAACGTGCTCGTGACACAGATTATTCTCGAAAATCTACAGGGCGTTATGACGGATGACGGCATCCCGCTCCTGTATGCAGGCGTGAGGTTATGATATTGGGTGGAAGAGGAGCAAGCAGCAGATTACCCATGCCCCCCCCGAGAGCGTGGCATGGACGTTACAATAAACGGCGAGACAACGCGGTATTATTTTACACGAGAAAATGGTATTAATTACTATAAACGTGGAATTGGTGGAATGGAGCAACCTACGCCGCTTAATATGTCGCAACGAGAATTTCGCGAGCGTGCGGAATCTAACGGGGCTACGACAAGAAACATTTCGGCTTCTGAGTGGCGTAAAGATTTGGAAAATTACAAAAAGGACAGAAAAGAAACGAATGATTTTCTAAATCGGAACGAATTTAACCGTACTGCAAAAAAAGATACCAGAGCAGAACGGAATTATAACAGGGGAGCCAGAAGGAGAAAATGATGGGTGGAAGAGGTAGCAACAGTGGAATGATGAAAACTGTAAACGGTAAGACGGTAAAACGCTTCAATACCCCCCTAAAGGCTGGAAACCCGTAGAAAATGCTCTTACGAATCCCAAAGGCTATACGTGGTACTCAAATGGAAAATCACGTTTTAGCGGTCAATATGAGACAGCGCTTGTAAAGAATAAGAAGTAGGTGAAACCATGTATGATGAAACCATAACTCTTTTCAATCGGTACGAAGATCAAACCGGGAATGTATTCTGGTATCCGACCGTGCTGCAGCATGTGGATCTTATCACGGATAAGGTAGCAAATATTGTACGAACCGGCATTGACAGCGCCGATACGGCCAGCCTGCACGTGACGTACACGCCATATAACGGCACAATTATGGTGCAGGGAAAGAAGTGGTTATCACCGAAAGCCTGGAAAGCTCAGACGAATGAAGAACTTCCGGGAACAATCACTTTCGCTAACGAAGATTTTTTCGTGCTCGGCGATTACTGCGTCAAGAAAGAACAGGCTTATCTTATCGATAATAACGGAGCATACGTGCAGGATCACGAGAAAATGCCGATTTCCACAATTGTTGAACGACAGATGTACGGCGTGGTGAAAGACGCGGAATACACAAGCAGAGTAGACCGCGGATTCTATGACTACATGAATAAAAAATACGATAATGTGTTTTCCATCAGCAATGTAGGCGGTCCGTACAGGCTTATTCCTCATTTTGAAATAGGGGGAAAATAATGAGCAATACGAAACATTTCCCCAGTTTTTCGGTCGTGAATGGACATGTTAAGGTACAGGTAGACCTTACGAGGTTTGACAAGCAGTTCCAGGAAGCGCAGTTCTGGCTTGATGGACAGGTTATGAATGATATGATCCCGTACATGCCTTTTCGTGACGGAATCATGGTGGATGCAACCAGAGTGCGCAGTGCATCCATGCAGGGCACTGGAAAGGTGTGCGCAGGCGCTCCACCGTATGGACGGTTCCTGTACGAGGGAAAACTTATGGTTGATCCGGAGACGCGTTCAGCGTGGGCGAGACCTGGCGCAAAAAAAGTTGTTACTGATACACCACTGAAATTCGATAGAACCGCGCATCCGTCTGCTACGGATCACTGGTTTGATGCCGCAAAAGCGGCACACGGCAAAGAATGGGTGAAGGGAGTGAAGAAACGTGCCGGAGGAGGTTAAAAAAACTGTTACATACGATGTGGACGGATACGACATCGTAACGAAAGCGCTGGAAACAGTTCTGAACACTTTCCCCGGACTTCAGCCGACCGAAAAGATCAAGTTTTCTTCGCTCAAAGAGGATGAAGGGATTGCATTCTATCCAGTGAGTGGAGCTGTGGTTGCTTCTGAAAAGAAATACATCACAGGAATTGTGGATCAGCTTTGCAACTATCCGTTTTACATCGTGTATCGCTCAGCACCTACAACGCCGGGAATTAAGACAGAAATCAAAGAATTTCTTGACACTCTCGGAAAATGGCTGGAAAAACAGCCTGTGCAGGTGGATGGGAAAGAATATCATCTGGAATCTTACCCGACACTTACAGAAGGAAGAGTTATTGAATCTATAGCCCGCCTTACGCCATCTTATCTTGATACGGTGGCAGAAAACAAAGTGGAGGATTGGGTTATCAGCATGTCATTAAAATATCGAAAGAAATTCAAAAAATAATCATACCGGCACCGATTCGGCAGCCGCTGACCGCGAAAAGTTACGCGGTAGAAAGGAAAAAACATGTCAAAACTTGAGCGTGAAGCAATGGCCACTTACCTTGATTCGACATTCAAGAGAGTCGTGGCATCCGCAAGCTGGGTGCTGGTAGGTGATGACATCGAGGATATGTCCGTAGAGCTTAACCCGGACACCGAAACAACCAAAAATATTCTCGGCCAGACCAAAACGAGAGACAACGGATATGAGCCGTCTATGGACGCTGATCCGTTCTATGCTGACCCGGATAACAAACTGTATCCGGTACTGCGAGATATCGCCCTTGAACGTAAAAAAGGCGATGCCTGTAAAACCCTTATGCTGGAGGTCATCGTGGAGGACACAGCGGCGACCAATCATCTTGCGTACGTGCGTGAGGTCATCGTAAAACCGCAGTCTTACGGCGGCGATACTGCAGGTCTCAATATCCCGTTCGCTGTTTCTGAGGATGGCAAATTCACAAAAGGATACGTAAGCGCAGCTTCTCTTAAAACCGGAACTCCGGAATTTAATGAGGGCGCAGCGCCAGCTTCCGATAAAAGCACATCCCTGGCGTAAGATCACACACGAATAGAAAGGAGCTTTCCAATGAGCAACAAACTCGTAAAACCGCAGAGTAACGATATCATTATTGACGATGGCTTAAAAACTTATTATATCAAAAATAAGCAGGGCCATGTATACGGGAAATTTGATTTTCGACCGTCCGACACCAATCTTATCTCACGATATGATGAGGTTGTAGAGCATCTGAACAGCTTTTCAGCGCCTGAAAACGAACCGGCGGACATCAAAAAGGTTGAAAACATGGTTGCTGATGAGCTTTCCTATCTGATCGGATCGGATTCGAAAGAATCATTTTTCAGCATCTTAGGCCCGTTCTCTCCACTTGCTTCTGGAAAGCTGTTTTTCGAAGAAGTTGTTGACGCTATCGGCCGCGTGATCGAGACAGAGACCGAACACCGAGCGAAAAAAGTTCGAACACGTATGAATAAATACGTTGCTAAATATCGTAAATAATGGACGCGTGGAGCCTTCCGACATCGCTCAACGTTGCAGGCAAAGAATATCCAATACGCTCAGATTACCGAGTGGTATTGGATATTTTGCAATGCATGAACGATCCCGAAATTTTCGATCCAGATATGACCGAGGACGAAAAAAAGGCGGAACAGGTCATAAGCATGTTAGCCATCCTCTATATTGATTTTGACGATATGAAACCCGCCGAATGGGAAGAAGCTGCGGAAAAAGCATGTGAATTTATTGACTGCGGATTTTCTGAGGATACAAAGCGGAAAAGACCGAAATTGATGGACTGGATACAGGATGCAACCATTATTATACCGTCTATCAATAAGGTTGCCGGAAAAGATGTGCGCGGTCAGAAGTATCTGCACTGGTGGACTTTTTTTGCATTCTACATGGAGATCGGGGAAGGCACGTTTGCGACCGTGGTAAGTATCCGAGATAAAAAAGCCAAAGGAAAGAAACTGGACAAGTGGGAACAGGAATATTACAGAGATAACAAGGCTATCATCGATCGGAAAGCGGCAAGCGGCCAGAGAAGCGAAGAAGAAAAAGCAGCTCTTAGAGAGCTTTTCGGAATATCAAAATAACTGCCGGAGCATACGAAGCACCGGCACAAACCGTTAAAAGTTACACGGTAGGAAGGAAAAACGCATGGCGGGACAGGCTGACGGCTATATCATCATTGATACGGAGATTGACACCAACGGCGCAAAAGCTGGCAGTAAGGAGCTGGAAGCGAATGTGCGGCAATGTATCTCGTCTATTAATGGTCTTGGAGACAAGGCCAAAGCATCACTCAACAAACAGGCGAATGCGTTCTCGAAGCTGAACGATCAGTATAGAGAACAAGAAAAAATAGTCGAACAGCTCAAAGAAAAGGTTGCTGAACTCGGAAAACAGCAGATACCGACCGACGAATACAAAGAGATCCAGGCGCAGATAGAGTCTGCTAAGACGCAGATGGACAAACTCATCTATGCGCAGGAAAAATTTGTGGCACTTGGCGGAAGCGAGGACAGCAAAAAGTATAAGAGCTATCAGTATGATATTGACCAGCTCGCAAAAACAATTGATGATGCAAACAAAGAATTACAAGAATTGGAGCGAAACGGAGAAGCGTTTTCTTCGGCGTTGGGCGGTGAAACTCCGACTTACAAATACAAAGAACTTGAATCTGAGCTTGAGTCATTAAGTCAAGAAATTGATGTGACAAAAGCAAAATGGGACGAATTGCGTGCGTCAAATACTGGTGGAATTAATGATGAAGAAATTAAAAGCACCTTAGAAAATCTCGATCTTCTGTATGAAAAATATAGTGCAGTAGAAGCGAAAATGCGCGAAAAGGAAAAATTTGGTACTGATGTAATCAAAACCGAGCCAGTAAAAGAAGCAACTGCAGCAATGGAAAAGTTGGCGCAGCAAGAAGAAAAGCTGGCCAGTATCAATGACCGGTTAAAAACCTCTTATGATGACGTAAAAGACAGCATTGACAGCTATTCAAACTCGGCGAATAATTCAGCGACTAAAAACGCATCAGACAACGCGTCAAAGTTGGCAAAATCCAACGAAAAAATTGCTGACAGTGGAAAGAAAGCCGCAAATTCTCTGAAAGAGACCGGAAGTGCTGCAGGAAATGCCAAAAACGGAATTATGACGTTGCTAAAATACGGTCTAGGCATCCGCTCATTATTCGTTCTTTTCAATAAGCTGAGAAGCGCGGTTGTGGCTGGAATGTCAAATTTGGCGCAGGAATCCGGCTCAACCAACTCGGCTATCTCTATGTTGTGGGGCAGCTTGGAACGGCTCAAAAACAGTCTTGCGACAGCATTTGCGCCGATTCTTACAGCGATTGCACCGATTCTGTCAAAATTCATCGACATGCTTAGCACCGCGGCAACTTACGTAAGCATGTTCTTTTCGATGCTGTCTGGTAAGAAAACATATACTCGAGCATTAGCTGTTCAGAAGGATTACGCGGCATCTCTAAGCGATACGGCATCGAGTGCGGAAGATGTAGCGGACGCAACCAACGACGCGGCAGATGCGGCAGATGCGGCCGCAGAAGCAACGGAAAAATACCTTTCCCCTCTCGATGATCTGAACAAGATGGATTCGAAAAGCGACAGCGGTTCCGGCAGCGGCGGTGGCGGCAAATCCCCGGGAGCTGGCGGCGGTGGAGGAGGAACAGGCAGTGCACCGATGTTCACGGAAGAGCAGATCCCTAACGCTTTTCTGGATAATCTGCAGAAAGTTTTTGATTTACTGAAAAAGATTAAAGACCTGTTTATGTCCGGCTTCTGGGATGGCCTTGGAGATTACAAACCGCAGCTTGCAGAGCTGAAAAAGGATCTGGCATCCATCAAAAAGAATCTTGCGGAGATCTTCACGGACCCAGAAGTAGTAGGAGCCGCAAAACGCTTTGCAGAATCTGTAATCTATAATCTCGGGATCGTGGCCGGATCAATAGCAAGCGTAGGCCTTACACTGGCTGTTAATCTTGTAGGCGGTTTTGAAAGCTATCTGAGCAGAAATAAAGATAGAATCAAGAAATTTCTGGTTGACGTTTTCAATGTCGGAGCAGAAATTGCAGATGAATTCGGAGTTATCGCAAAAACGATAGCCGAAGTATTTGCAAAAACGTTTGGCACACAAACAGCGCAGGATTTGACAGGAAATCTTATTGGAATTTTTGCATCTTTAGGCGGTTTGGCTGTAGAAATTTTTGCACGATACGAGCGCGATAAAATGTATCTTGCATGGCAGCCATGGATCGATAATAAAGATAAATTAGTTGAAGCGATTAACGAAACAATCGCACCTATTCAGCAACTCGCGCAGGTTATCGAGGACTTTTTAAACGATACATCCGACAAAATCATTGCATTTTATGATGAGAGCGTTAAGCCATTTATTGATGACATCGAATCAGGCTGTGCGTCTATTTTGGCAACATTGCTTGATCTGTACAATAGTTATGTAGTGCCTATCATCGATGAATGGGGAACGCGGCTCGAAGATTTGATTAATGGACCTCTTACAGATTTTGTCGATAAATTCCTTGATGTGTGTGCAAAAATCATTGATGCGTTGCAGCAAATTTGGAATAACGTTCTTGTTCCCCTTATTAATTGGATTCTTCAAAATGTAATTCCGTTATTGGCTCCCGTTGTAAAATGGCTAGGCGACGCGGCTATTGATTTATTGGGCGCTGCGGTAGAAATGGCGAACGGAATTCTGGATATGCTCGGCGGGTTGATCGATTTCCTCGTTGGTGTGTTTACGGGCGACTGGAAAAAAGCTTTTTCCGGTGCAGGACAAATAGCACAGGGATTTGCGGATGCATGCGGCGCTGTAATTGAATGGATTGGAGACTATATTTTATCTCCATTTATGTCACTGGTGAAAAAATTATTCTCTGTTGACTGGGTAAAATATTTTGGCGTAGCTGGCATTGCTCCGCAGGTGCTTTGCGATTTGATTAAGTCAATATTCAAAACTATGAAAAACGTATTTATTGGGATTATGAATTTTATTAAATACGCGTTTACTGGTGACTGGCGGAATGCTTGGCAGAGCGTCAAAAATATTTTTTCTAGCATTATGAGCGGACTTGGCGACGTCCTGCGTGCTCCGATTAATGGAATTATCAGCATGATTAACCAGGCGATTAACGGAATCAACACGTTGATTCGCGGTGCAAACAAAATTCCTGGGGTAAATATTTCAACAATTGGAAAAATTCCGCATCTGGCATCCGGCGCAGTTATTCCGCCGAACCAGGAATTCCTTGCTGTCCTTGGTGATCAGCGGAGCGGAAACAACATCGAAGCACCGGAGGGCCTTATTCGTAAGATTGTCCGGGAAGAGTCCGGCGGAAAGTCATCTACTTATAGATTTGTAGCTCAGCTTGATAGAAAGATTATTTTCGACGAGACGATTTCAGAAGGAAAGTTGAGACAGATGCAGACTGGTCAAAACCAATTCGAATTTTAAGGAAAGGGGCTATCATGTCACAAAAACACTTGAAATTTGGCTCTTTTGAAGCTCCGGAAGTGGACGAAGATGGATATTCTCTTTCTTATGCGACCACTTCATCGGATGACTCTGGGCGTATTATGAGCGGCGTTATGATGAACACACCGCTCTTTACGGTTGAAGCGTACAAGCTCAAATGGAGCGATATTTCTGCAGCAAATGCCGCTAAAATCCTGCAGGAAATCAAGGGAAAAAAACAGTATGATTTTTTCCATTTCAATGTATATTCAGGCAAATGGGAAACATCACCTTTTTACACTGCGAATATCGAAACAGCCTTTTATTCGCTTGTAGATGGCGAGGAAAAGTGCTCAGAGTTAAGTTTTCAAGCAACGGGGGTTAAGCCTGTATGAAAAATGTAAGTACGGCGTTTAGGGAACAAGTGAAAAAGGGGGCAATAATCTATCCGTATGCAGATGTTACACTTTCGGATGGTTCTACGCTTACGCTTAGTCCGGAAAAAAACTTTCGCGTGACAGGTAACTCTATCACACAGACGGCCGGAAATAATTCTTTCCCTCTTGGCGCGGCGATTTCGAAAACAATTAAACTTACCATTGATAATAGCGACGGCAGTTTTGATGAAAAAGACTTTCTTGCAGCTAAAATAACGTTAAAAAGTGGCGTTATTTTGGCTGACGGAACCACAGAAAAAATAAAAGAAGGAACGTTTTATGTCACAGATCCGGTTGCTCCCGGAAGTACACTTGAATTCACGGCCGCCGATGCAATTTCGAAAACGAGCGTGTCATATGTTCCAGGCGTAACTTACCCGGCTACATTATTCCGAATTTATCAGGATGTTTGCCGCCAATGCAACCTTATTATCGGAAGCGCGTCGTTTCCTAATCAGGATTTTGTAGTAAAAGAAGTCCCGGAGAATGTGAATTGTAGGTCTGTTCTGGCTAACATATCAATGATCGCCGGTGGAAACGCGCTGTGTGACGAAAACGAACGTGTTGTTATCAAAAGTTATAACATGAACGACATAAAAAAGGCGGACGGAAGCTATAACACAGATGGGTTCCAGGTCTTTGAGCATTTTAAGAGCACGCCGGAAGTGTCTACAGATCCGATTAAAATAACAGGTGTACGTACCACAGTTGAGACAGAGGATGGGAAAGATTCTGAGCTTGTCATTGGAGATACTCAGTATTGCTTTTCAGTTGACAATCCTTTGATAGTGGGAAAAGAATCTGATGGACTGCAGCTTATCGCGAACAATGTTATCGGGTTGGAGCTGTATTCTTTTAACGGAAGTCACATTGCGTATCCCATGGCGGAGGTCATGGACACCTGTTTTGTCAGGAAAAATAATGGATCCGTTTTCCCAACCGTATTAACATCTGTTGAATTTAATTATCTTGGTTTCACCAATTTGAAGTGCGACTTGGATACGCCGGAAAGAACAGCTTCTTCTTATGGAGGAAAAGCGGCAGAAATCTATCAGAAGATGAAGCGCATAACGCAGCGGCACTACACAGAATTTGAAAAACAGATGAATAGCTTAAGCGAACGTTTGGATAATTCCTCTGGAGTGTATATGACTACGGAAGAACAGTCAGATGGCAGCAATATCTATTATCTTCACGACAAGCCTACATTAAAGGAATCACAAATCGTATGGAAGATGACAGCAGAAGCGGTTGCAGTGTCCAGCGATGGCGGAAAAACTTGGAATGCGGGCCTTACAGTCGATGGAACACTTATCTCCAAAATTATGACGACGATAGGCATCAATTTTGACTGGGGTGTAGGCGGCGAGCTTGTTATTCAAGACGAGTCTGGCAGAGAAACGCTGTATGTCAACGCAGAAACTGGAGAAGTAAGAATTTCGGCTTCTGCGGTCAGCATCAAAGGAGAAGATATTGATACCGTCATCTCGAGACTTTCGAAAAAGAATCTCGATGATTTTATTGACGGCGAATATGCGGACAAGATCAAAGATATCGAAAATTCTCTTGATAAAAAAGCGGAGTCCTGGTACCAGGAAAACGACCCTTCGATCGAATGGACGGCCACGGAAGAAACCTATTTGCTGGATTCTGACGGAGAAAACATCTTAGACGGGAATGGAAATCCTTTTCTGACCGTTTGGGAAAAAGAAAAATCTAGTCATGAGGGAGATCTGTGGAAGGTTCCGAGCACTGGTGATGAGTTTATTTACATCAGCGGAAACTGGGTAAAATCAAAGGTTCCGGATGATTTATTTGATTTTATCGACGGTAAGGCTCAAATTTTCGTAAACACGCCGGTTCCTCCGTACAACGTAGGGGATTTGTGGTTTGGCGGCGCGGATGCAGATATTATGACCTGTGTAAGAGATCGACAGGACGGAGAATTTTCTGCGGATGATTGGGAAAAGAAAAATAAATATACCGACGATAGCGCAGTTGATGAGCTTAACAAAGCTCTCGACCAGGAAGAGATTTTTAATCGTTTAACCAATAACGGAGAAGAGCAAGGTATTTATCTACTCAATCGCAAGCTCTATATCAACTTTTCGTTTGCACGCGGAGGTACACTGAAACTCGGCGGAGAAAATAACGGAAACGGTGAATTCTGTGTATACGACGAAAATAATGAGATAATTGGTTCCTGGAATAACAAGGGATTTTCTGTAGGAAAAGTGGGATCCATCAAACTTGGCGATTATTTTCAGTATAATGCTGCAGGAAACATCAATGGGAAAAGAGATGTTTTCTTGGAATTGGGCGGTTGGCAGATCAAGAGGACAGAAGTGTATGGAGAACCGGCAGAATACTGGGAAACATCAGGAACTCAGGAAAATGGTATTGGCGCTATAGGCCCGTGGATAATCTGGGGCGGATGGAACGGAGAAAATGCATTCAACAAAGATAATTATAACTTTGTTGCTACAGAAGATGGAACTTGCAAAGCGATGTCGTGGGTTACTGGATCCAAAGCAGAGTGGAAAGAAGACATTCATGCCTATGAAGACGGTGCCCTTGAAAAAATCAATAATACGACTGTATACCGGTACAAGTTAAAACGTCACTCAAAAGATGACGACGGAAGGCACATCGGTTTTGTAATTGGAGACGGTTTCGACTTGACAGGCGATATATTAGACCACGATAAGAGTAATATTGATATGTATAATGCTCTTGGAGTGGCTTATAAAGCCATACAGGAGTTAAGCAAAGAAGTATCAAAACTCAAAGAAAAATTAAAAAGATATGAATCGGAGGAGTAAGCATGCCGGAATTCAAAAAATATTCAGAAAAATCAGAACTCGAAGACAACGATATTTCGATTTTGAGTGAATCAAACGGAAAAACAAAAAAATTCAGTTTCGCAAATTTGTGGAATTTCGTTTCTGCCGGTCTTAAAAGCAAAACTGTCGAATCGCTGACTACGTCCGCAAAAAGCGTAATTGACGCAGTTAATGAGGTCGCCACGCTGTCTAAAGCAAACGCATCGCGAATCGACACTTTCACCCAGTTGCCCAGTGGCTCCACCACGGGAGACGCAGAGCTTCAGGACATCCGGGTCGGAGCGGACGGAACAAAATACAGCACGGCCGGTGATGCCGTAAGAAAGCAGATCCAGGCAACAGAAGCAAAAATTGTGCCGGTAGACAGTACACTGAAAGAGTCCGGACAAGCGGCGGATTCGAAGGTTGTAGGAGAGAACATTGATTCGCTAAAGGAAGATTTAGCTGACTATTATCCAAAAAAGCAAGGTGCTTTCAAATGCGTAAATATGGTTTCAAATTTGTCTGATGAAGTAATTATGCCATCGGGATTGAAAAAAAGTATTTTGGATGGCGTGTGTGTTATCAATGGTACATCTACTATTGATTATCCGAATCTCATTATCAAAAAATCTATATTAGCAAACCATGTATATTTATTTACTGTAAAGATGAAAGAGAATGAAATTAGCTATCAATCATGTTCTCTTATAACAAGAATTGGAACGAAGCCTATTACACGGACCACATTAGGAGAATATCCCGTACAGCTTTTTGAGTATGAAAACTACTCTGAGTACACTACTTTCTGCGCACTTTTCTCACATAATTCGGATGCGGATGCCGATTTCTCAATTTCGTTTGACCTTACTAAAACTAGCAAAAAAGTAGCTATTTCTGCAAAAGATTTCATTATTACGGATGTGACAGGGTTATCAGATATCCAAATAACAGAAATTGTAAAAACTGGAATGAAAGATGGTGTGTATTATAACCCAGGTAAAAATGTTGCAGATTCTTTATCTAATCAAGCAAAGGAAGATATCACAAGTGAAGCAATAAAGAAAATGTACCCAAATCCAAACGGATATTGGTATGGAAAGAAATGCTTAATTCTTGGAGATAGCACGTCCGCCACTGAACAGTGGCAGAAAAAGCTTTCCGAAAATCTCGGTATGAGTGTAACAACTCACGCCAAAGGCGGTATTCAATTTTTGCAAATGGTTGTCGGTAGTCTTGGGTATGAGGGTGATTATGATAATGAAACAGGAAACACTGGCGTTTTACAACCGTTAAAAATAAGTGATGTATACGACAAAAACTTAATCATTATTTTTGGCGGTTTTAACAACAGGGGTATGAAGCTTGGTGAAATTACTGACTTATACAAAACTGATGGAACAGGACAAAATACCGTAACTGGGCAACTCCAATTCGTACTTAATTGGATATACGATTTGCTTAAAGGAAATGAGTCTTATGCTCAAAACCTAAAGTGCAAAATTGTAATTGTGACACCTTATTGTTGTGGAAAATACAATTATGCAAACTATGATGGTTATAGTGGTGATAACTGGGCTGGTTATACTTTGCGTGAAATGTGCGACAGAATTATTGAAATTGCTGCGTTAAACAACTGTTCTAGTTATAACGCATGGGAAAACAGTGGAATCGGTCGTCACACATGGACAATTTATTCCGCATCTCCTACCGCAACGAAAGAAGCGGGAAGTGATACTGCACCGTATCCTACAAATGCAGACCAATTGCACCTCAATGATTCGGTAGGATATCCTCACTTGGGGGATTGTATTTCTGCTTTTGTAAATGGAATCGTTTAGTGAACTAGATTTTTGAAAGAAAATCGAAAATATATTCGAAATCGCGCATGAAATGTGGTATAATAAGAGGGTAGAAAACTAAAAAGGGAGCCGAGAAAAACGGAAATCGTCCCATACGAGGGATATCTTCCGGAATGCTATGAGATTTATTTTGCGACACGAAAAATCGAGGGACTGAGCATCCGCTCGCTGGAGCTGTACAACATGGTCCTCCGGGATTTCTTTTTCCAGGTCAATAAGCAGCTGCCAGAAATCACGACGAACGATATTCGGGTGTATCTGTACCAGACCCAGGAAACAAGAAAAATCAGCAATGCAACGCTGGATAATCGCCGAGTCATTATTCACACATTCCTGGAGTGGGCGGCCAACGAAGGATACATCGGAAGCAACCCATGCCGAAACATCAAGGCGATTAAGTATGAGCGGGCACAGAGAAAGCCACTATCAGGAATGGAGCTGGAACGGGTGAAAAATGCGTGCGAGACGCTCAGAGACAAGGCCATGATCGAGATGCTGTATAGTACCGGATGCCGCGTGACGGAGCTGGAACGCCTGAACATTACAGACGTAGATTTTGAGCAGAAGGACGTGCATCTTTTTGGAAAGGGGGATAAGCACCGTACATCGTGCCTTAATGTACGAGCCGAACTTGCGCTGAAAAATTATCTTGCGACAAGAAATGATGATAACCCAGCCTTATTTGTTTCAGAACGCGCTCCTCACGGCCGGCTGAAGAAGCCGGCGATTGAGAAAAGGGTGCGGCAGTTGGGAGAGATGTCTAAAATCGGGCGGAGAGTGTATCCGCATCTGATCAGACACACGACTGCGACAGATGGATTGGATCGAGGAATGCCAATCGAAGAGGTACAGCAGTTTCTCGGGCACGTAAATATTAACACCACCATGGTCTATGCTCAGGTATCAAGAACCAATTTAAAGCGGGACCACAGACGGTGCATTGTGTGAGAGCGGATTTCCGCTCTCATTTTTTGAAGGAGAAAATATGACTGAGATTAGAGCAGGACCCCGCGCGGAGGTCCTATTTTTAACACATAAAATAAGAAGAAAAAGGAGAAAAACCATGAAAATTATTGACTCTTATAACGCTGTAGTAGGCAGCGTGGTAGCGGTGCTGTCGTATATGTTGGGGCCACACTGGATCCTGTTTGCACTTTTTCTCGGCCTGAACGTGGCGGACTGGCTTACGGGCTGGATGAAAAGCAGAATTGCCCACAAAGAGAGCTCCAGCGCGGGCTGGAAAGGGGTACTCAAGAAGCTCGGGTACTGGCTTATGATTGTAGTAGCATTTGGAGCAAGCACGGCTTTTGTAGAGATCGGTAATACGATCGGAATTGACCTCAAAATCACAACACTGCTGGGGTGGTTTGTCCTGGCATCGCTGCTGGTGAACGAAATCCGGTCGATTATTGAGAATTTTGTGGAAGCTGGATTTGATGTCCCGGTTATTTTGACGAAAGGCTTGGAAGTGGCAGATAAGGCAATCAACCAGGAAAACAAAACAAAGTGAGGGCGGCCAACAACCGTCCTCTTTTGCGCCGGCGCAAATCTGCCGGAGAAAGGGAAGTATCATGAGAATTGACAGATCTTTTATCAGCAACCAGAACACCTACGAAGAGAACGATCCGCTGTGTATTGTAGTCCACAACACAGATAATTTCAGAGCGGGTGCCGATGCACGCACACATGCGGAAGCGCAGCATAATGGTGAGCTGTCAAATATGTCTGCACACTATTACGTGGATGACGGAGAAACGGCGTACCAGGCAGCGCCACACAGTCGCGGATGCTGGCATGTAGGCATTAACTACGGAAACGGAAATCTGTTCGGAACTTACGGGAATCGAAACAGTATCGGCGTAGAAATGTGTGTGCAGGGCGGATACAATTACGAAAAGGCGTTTCAGCACACCGTGGAGCTGGTGAAATATCTTATGAAAGAAACAGGTATTCCAGCATCAAGAGTCTATCGGCATCTTGATATCTGCAGCAAAAATTGCCCATCGCAGATTAATGCAAGAGGTGATTGGACGAGATTCAAAAAGTTGATCAGGAACGGAAAGTCCGATTCTTCCGGAAGTGGCAATTCATCCGGAGAGAAAACCTACAAGCCAGGAATCTATCGAGTCAATACTGATCTGAATATCCGGGAGAAACCGGATGCAGACAGCCGACGCGTCGGAACGATCAAAGACCGCGGCAGCTACACGGTGACAGAAATTCAGAATGGAAGCTGGGGACGGCTGCTCTCCGGTGCGGGCTGGATCAACTGCCATGCAAAATTTTGCACTTATGGCGGCGCGGCCAAAGAATCCACCTCAAAAGCGATCGCAGTCGATGGCGTATGGGGTCATGAGCTGACCAAACGCTTGCAGGAGATTTTTAAAACCGGAGTAGACGGCGTGATCAGTGACCAGCCTATGAGCAATAAAAAATACTGTGCTGGCATCGCGGCGGCCGAATGGTCTGGCAAGCTGTCCGGCGGATCCGATCTGATCAGGGCCATGCAGAGATGGGCAGGAGTGACCGCAGACGGATACCTCGGACCGCAGACCATCCGCGCGCTCCAGAAAAAACTCGGCACACCGGTAGACGGCGTGATCAGCTACCCGTCAGCGATGGTACGCGCTCTGCAGGAATGGTGCAATCGGCAGTAAAAAAATATAAAAGATATCAAGAGGCGTGGGGATTTTCCCTACGCCTTTTTTTATTGCCATTTGATTATGGATACCAGACAGTAATTATAGTTGGAGATCGATATCGTTACGGAAACGACGAAGACGAGATCATCATTGAAAACGCAGAAGTGATCGGAATAGCATAAGAACAGGAGGAAAAAGGAAACAAAAGAATGAAAGTAAAACCGTGTCAAAAATTGACGCGGTTTTTTATTTGACATGGTGGGCACAATATGCTAATATCTGAATGTGTCATTTTCGTGTCATGGGATTGTTGGAAAATGGCGTATTTTCGGGCATTTTATGCGGTAAGGATACTTGACTTTTAATCAAGTTGTCCGGGGTTCGAATCCCCGATGTCTCATTGAAAAACGTCT